CGTTCATCCACGTCGTTACATTTTTGTTTTTGTTTGAATTATTTTTGTTATTGTTATTAAGTTGTTGTAAATTGTTTTGAACGTTGAAAAGTTTCTTCTTCATGTTGCGAAGTTCATTTTCCAACTTTTTAATCTTTTCAGTGTTAGACATTTACTATTAACTGAGATAAATTTTAATAAACCTAAGTAAAGAAATAAAGCTTTAAAAATAAAGAAAGAAAGAAAGAATGGGAGAAAGTGTACAAAAACTCACCCATATCGAACATGTCCTCAAGAGACCTGATTCCTACGTGGGACCGGTTGAATTAGGTACCGAACCCTACTGGATTCTAAAAAATGACAAGTTTGATAAGACGAGTTTGAAGTATTCCCCAGCCCTCCTCAAGATATTTGATGAAATCCTCGTCAACGCAATCGACCGCAACTCTATGTATCCTACGAGTGTTACAAACGTCTCAATTAATATTGACAAAATAAATGGTGCCATCACCATCGAGAACAACGGTCCTCTTGGTGGTATCAGTGTTCGTATGCATGAAAAGGAAGGTATATGGAACCCCGAACTTGTATTTGGACACCTTCTCACGAGTACCAACTATGATGATACCCAAAAGCGTATCGTTGGGGGTCGTAACGGTTATGGTGCAAAACTGACAAATATTTATTCAACAAGTTTTTCTATCATGGTCAAAGATCATGAGATGAAACAGACCTACTCTCAAGAATGGTCGAACAATATGACGGTGTGCGAACCCCCAAAAATTAAAAAATACTCCGGCGCAACTTCTTCTGTATCTATCACATTCGTCCCCGATTGGAAACGGTTTGGGATGAGCAAAATGGACTTTAACATTTATAAAATTTTCGAGAAACGTGTTTGGGATGCTAATATCTGTACATCTTCAAATTGTAAAGTGAAATTCAATGGGGAAGTTATACCAAAACAAAACTTCGAAGTCTATGCGAAAATGCATGAAGGTGTGAATGAATTATCCTCTTTCACGACTGACCGTTGGTCTGTTTCTATTGGTCCATCAGAGAATGGTATGGAACAGGTCTCCTTTGTAAATGGTATATGTACTACGAAGGGTGGATCCCACGTAGATCATGTCGCATCTCATGTGGCTGGAGCTATCATCGATGAAATGGCGAAAAAGATCAAACTGAAGCCCCAACAGGTGAAGAACGCGTTCAATATCTTTGTGCGAGCCACCATCGAGAATCCAAACTTTTCTAGTCAGGTTAAGTCGGAATGTACTTCAAAGTCTCAAGACTTTGGGAGTAAGTTTGATCCCCCAAAGAGCTTCATCAAGAATGTTCTCAAGACGGGTGTTGCAGATGAACTCTTGGCACTCTCAAAATTTAAGGAAATGAAGGAGCTTGCAAAGTCTGACGGTGCCCGTAAGTCTACTATTACTGGTATTCCCAAGTTGGATGATGCAAATAAGGCGGGAACTAAACATTCGAAAGATTGTACACTCATCGTAACCGAGGGTGACTCAGCAAAAACCTTGGCTGTCGCCGGTCTCTCGGTGGTTGGGAGAGACCATTATGGTGTCTTTCCACTTCGTGGTAAGTGTAAGAATGTAAGGGATGTCTCTGTGGCACAACTGACATCGAACCAGGAGTTCAATGACCTCAAGAAGATTTTGGGTCTCCAACAGGGGAAGGAGTACACCACCGTCTCCGATCTTCGCTATGGGCGTTTAATGATCATGACGGATGCTGATAACGATGGGTCGCACATCAAGGGTCTCATCCTAAACATGATTCACTATTTCTGGCCGAGCCTCCTCAAACTCAACTTTGTGGTGAGTATGGTGACACCAATCATCAAGGCGACTAAGGGTTCACAGATCAAGTCTTTTTACACCGACTCTGCGTTTAGGACCTGGTACGGTGATGGCAGGGCTGGGTGGAAAGTCAAGTACTATAAGGGTTTGGGTACTTCTACATCAGTGGAAGCCCGTGAGTACTTCAAGAAAATCCAAGACTTGACTGTTAGATTTGATGTAGACAATATGACGGACGAATCAATCGTTCTCGCTTTTGATAAAAAGAAGGCGGATTCTCGAAAGACCTGGCTTCTCGAAAACACAGCGAAGGATGCTGACCAACTTGAGGTAGCATATGGGAATGTGAAACAGTTGGACATTTCAGATTTTATACACAAGGACTTGATCAATTTCAGTCTCGCTGATCTCAAGAGGTCTATCGCTCATATGGCAGATGGTCTCAAACCATCGCAACGTAAGGTTATGTTTGCATGCTTCAAAAAGAATCTCAAGGATGAAATGAAGGTTGCCCAATTGGCGGCATTTGTCGCTGAGAAGAGTGCATACCATCACGGCGAAGTTTCCCTCGCGGATACGATCGTGAAGTTGGCGAATGATTACACTGGGTCTAACAATATCAACCTTCTCGAACCATGTGGTCAATTTGGAACACGGCTGATGGGGGGAAAGGATGCTAGCCAGACGAGATATATCTTCACGAAGCTGACCAAGGATGCGCGAAAGATCTTTGATCCCAGGGACGACGCTGTTCTCAATTACCTGGATGATGACGGTCGCTCCATCGAACCCGACTTTTACATGCCCACCTTACCAATGGTTTTGGTCAATGGGACTGAAGGTATTGGTACAGGTTTCAGTTGCTATGTACCTCCTTTCAACCCCGATGATATCAAAGCAAATGTCAAACGAGTTCTATCGGGTGAGGAAATAGTGCCTATGCGACCTTGGTTTAGGGGTTTCAAAGGGGTTGTCCACAAGGAGGAGGATACATGGATGATGGAAGGTGTATGGAATTGGTCAGGGAATAACATCGTGGTGACTGAATTACCCCCGGGTCGCTGGACGCAGGACTATAAGGAGTATCTTGACACACTAGTGGAAAAAAAACTTATTGGAGGGTTTATCAATAACTCCACTACTGAGGATGTTCATTTTGAAATCATGGAGTACGCAGGAAAGGATCTCCTCAAAGATCTCAAATTGAGAAAGACATTCCGTGTCTCAAACATGCACCTCTTTCACCCAACGAAGGGTATTCATAAGTATGCCAGTCCCGAAGAGATTCTAACAGACTTTGTGGAACTTCGCTTAGAACATTATAAGATGAGAAAGGCCCATCTCATCGATGTACTTCAAAAGAAGACTGAAATGTGTAGCCATAAATCAAAGTTTGTTTCTATGGTCATCGAGGGTAAACTAGTAGTATTCAAGAGAAAGAAGCAGGACCTCGAACAGGAAATGTCCTCAACATTTCCATTGATTGATGGAAACTTGGACTATCTCCTCAATACGAGGACGGTTGAATATACTGAGGAACGTGTCAAAGCCCTTATGGATGAAGCAAAACAGGCCAACGAAGACCTAGAAAGAATGTTGAAGACGAGTCACATTACAATGTGGAAAACGGATATTAAAAATATGTAAACAATAGTAAGCATGGGTGAAGCTGCAAAGATTTCCCTAAAAGCTATTGGAAAGCAGGATTCATATCTACTTTCCAAAGACCCAGAAGAATCGTTCTTTAATGATAAATCGGATAAAGTTCATTCAGACTTTAGAAAATATCAGAGAAGTAAGAATGTTATTAATAATGGAACCATTGCAAATTGGCCTTTCGGTCAGACTATAAAAGTTGAATTTAACCCTAGAAATATGGGGGATTTGTTAAGTAATATGTATCTGAGTATCACGATGCCTGGGATATCAGATGGAAATTATGCAGATCAATTGGGGCGACATATTCTAAAGAGTATAACAATGCGTGTTGATGACCTTGAGGTTGAAAAGATTTATGACGATTGGGGAATTATTTATGATGAATTATACCTAGAAATTTCTGAAAAGGTAGCAAATAGGTTTTTAATTAATAGATCACTTGGTTACGACGAATCTACAAATAATGATTCAGTTGCTCAATATGAATCAAATCTGGTAATACCGTTACAATTATTTTTTACTCGAAAATATGCGAGTGATGAGTATTCTACTAATCAACCAAATCGACCATATTTCCCAGTGTGTTCTATATTCCGTCAAAAGATAGAGTTTGAATTAGATTTTCATAAACAAACATTTTTTACAGATACCACGGATGTTTTGGAGCTGCCTTCATTTAACCTAATCACGGAAGAGATCACTGTAAGTGCGGAAGAACGCAATTTTTTATCCACGCGAAGACAAGTGTTTACAACTGATATTGTTAGAAGACATCCAAGTATCGTAAGTGAGTTGGGAATAGACACCGTAATAAATAACCTGGTACCCAATATTCCGGTCAAATGTCTACATTGGTTTTTGAGAAATACCAAGTTTGAGAAGGAAGACGAACCAAAGGGTAACCCCGTCCCTCCAACCGAAGAGGAGTATTTATGTCAAAATAGATTCAATTTTTCATCTAATGTAAGTTTCGACGATATTCAAACATTTTTTGATCCAATCATGGATAGTGCGAGTTTTTACATTAATGGAAATAAGTTACCAAATGTCACTAAAACAAATCATAATTATTTCAAATATCTCGTACCATTTCAAAATAGGTTAGCTAGGCCTTTTAGAAATGTTTATACATATAGTTTCTCGATGAATCCGATTAATGTGGAACCATCGGGGAACTTGGATTTCAGTCAGATACAATCTGATAAAACATTGATAGAAGTTAAATTGGATACCAATGAAGTTGATATAGAATCAAACACATATTCATTAAATATGTATTATACTGGGTATCAAACATTTGTTTTTGATAAAGGTTTTATGTCATCTGCTTATTAAATAAGGTGTCTTTATTATCGGAAATGTAATCAATGATATTATTTTTGATACACCATTTTATAAAGTTTAACTGAGCTAGGGTTGTTTGAATATCACGCGTTGTACCAGGTATACTGTATGTAATCTTCTGAGCTCTACAAAATGGGTCAAATAATTGTTTACTATATCCGTTAAGACTGGATTTATATGCACAATGTACAGTAAAAAGTTTACCATTACCCGTTTCATAAGATGTATGATTCTTCCTTGCGTAATTTGTGATAAACCATTCCAAATTCCGGAGAGAAATACCACTCGATTTATCTAGAATATTCAAAAGTGTAGTTTTATTCTTATCATCGTTATAGAAATTGTTTATAGAATTTAGCAGAATGTCGTTTTTGTTCATTATATTATTAAATACCTAAATCTATAAGCTCATTCGAAGATTCACATCCTGGACACCCTCTCACAAACATTTGTTCCGGGCCATGTGTATGTAACTCTGATGATGAGATACTTCTAACAGTTATACGTTTACCCTGACATATATGATGTCGACAGTATCCATCGTCACCCGCCTTGAATCCACAACGTTGACCATTTGATTTTGTTCCCTTACACGTCATACTCGTGTAACTTTCGGGTATATCTCTCAATAAGAGATCTAGAGAAATACCATATTTTTTTGAAATTTTCATTGCATAATCATTGATGATTAAACTCACTCTATCTTCTAATTCGTCATCAACAAGTTTTGTGATTCTTTCAGTTAGACTCATTCTTACTATTATTTAGATCGTAATTTTTAAATAGGTCTTCAATAGATTCTTCTTTTTTCATTCTTGATTCTTTAATACGGCTCCGTAGAATCACCAATGTACCATCTTCTTCTAAACCAAGACGCTTACACTCTGCCATGAGGTCATCCTTCTTCATAGTACTTAGAGCTGGATCCCTCTTGGGTTTAGGTGGTTTATGCTGATTGATAATTTCACCGAATATGTCTTCCTTTACATTCTCATACAGGGGATCGAGAAGATCACATACCGGATTCAAGAACTTGTTCAAAAAATAGTAATGATAGTCCACGGGAATCTTATGATCTTCGACGTATTTAGGGTCTTCAGCCTTTTCGAATGCCTTGGCTTTGGGATCACCAGTCTTTGTAAGAATGTATGGGACTCTATCTCCAGATTGTGGTTCAGATCCAGGCTTCCGCTCCCGCATCTTGGTGACAACTCTTACATGCGATTGATTAATATTCACACTTTCTGCACTCGTGACAGACACTTTGTTACCCCCTACCTTATATGTATCCGAAAGACCTTGACTTAGAATCAACTTATTATTTGGGACATCCCCCGAGAGTAATTCAATAGCGCGCTCTTTAGCCAATTCTTTGGGTGGTCCAGGGTCACTTGAAGTGAGAATTACATCAAGAAGTTCTTTGCATACCTCTCTCATGTGGGGTGTGTTGTCGCGTCTCACAAGTTGAAGACCCTTTACATCAATATAGTCCATATGCATATTGTCATCTTTACCCTTTGTCCAAAGTTTCGCAGCATAACGCTTCTTTGAATAGAGGAAATAGGGCCAATATACCTTCTCAAGTTCCAAGTTATTTGGTTTCTTGAAGAGGGCACTACACTCCTCAGCAGCTCTCTCACCCACCTCCCAACTATAGGCGACGGCCTCCTCACCTGTACGACCCCCAACATCAAACTCAACCATGACTGAATCCGTGTCTCCGTATCTTACCTTGGCACCCGGGAAGTTTGCCTCTACGTATGTCTTAGTATCCTCAATCATACTACGACCCTTATAAGTTGTTGTGGAAGCAATGGGAACACATGGTAGGATACCTTTACCCGCACCCGTGAAACCATATACAGAGTTCATACTGATTTTATAGGCGAGCTGCTTTCCATTGTAGACTTCCTTCATGAAACCTGTCGCTGCAGCCATATCTCTCTTAGCCTGTTTTCGGAACTGTTTGAGCTCTAGAAGGATTTCTGGTAAGAGACTTTGTACACCCTGTGCAAACTTGTAGGTGCGATCACCAATATTGAAAGTCTCATACTCAATACCAGGTATGTTACCATACTTCCTCTCATCCATTACATACGACGAATAACAGAGGTTGTGGGCCATCATGATACTCGGATACAAGGCTTCAAAATCAAGGGCAGTGATAGGTGTGTAATATGCACCCTTTTGTGCCTCTAGGACTGTGGCACCCTCATAGGGTTCTTCGGGGATGGCACCATACCGAATAGTCGGAACCATGAAGCCAAGTTCCCTCGCCTTCTTGGTCAGTTGGGAAAAGACCTTAATTTGCTGCCCACGCTCCACGAGGAATGTAACTGGAACCCATGTCGCCTTTGCCATCTCAACCAAGTTCAGAAGAATACACAACTTCTTCATGAGTCTATGTGGAAGGAGAGTATCTTTGATACAATACTCTGCAACTTCTCTCAGTTTTACAGGGTCTCCCTCCCTGTACCGTGCAAACATCTCTTTGGGTGCCATGTCAATCTTCTGATCACCTAGGTACAACTTTGACACATTATCTAGCTTGTATGAATCCAGTTTGTACCCCTTCTTGACCTCGTGGAATAAATCAAAAATAAACCGACCACTCATAGGAAGAAGTTTCAATAAATTGTCTCCAAGTGCACTCGACGAAAGCTTCTTAATTACAAGATCTGATTCGGTGTTTTTGAGTTTACCCAAATTGTAAAATTCGTAGTGACACATATTGATCTGAGCACGCTTGTATATATACTCCATATCGAAACCAAAAATGTTCCAACCAGTAATGATATCCACATCCTTTTCGTGAAGATACTTCTGGAAAGCTTCGAGCATCCCCCTCTCCGTTTCGTAACTTATAATGTTAGAACCTTCGAGATTCGGATCCGTTTTTTTATAACACAGACACGTTTTATCATATGGTTCATCAGAACCAAATGTACATAGAGAAATTGCAATTTGAAAACATGCATCACCATGAATATTCGCATCGGGGAACTTACCTGTAGAGCTATTACATTCAATATCTACTGACGCTACAACAAATGGTGCGATATCATCCCTCGCTACAGGCTTCAGGGTAATCCAATCATTACAAAACAAATCTACATCAACTTTCGCTAGATGTGAACGAATGCATTTATCCCCGGTGTCCAGCCAGCCAGTAGATTGGATTCCGGTGCGATGCATTAAACGTAAAACTGGGTCAAGATTCGCCTCGTAAACCTTCACGTGTCTAACACCAAATATATCATAAAGTTCTGGTATTCTATCGACAGGTCTTCTCAATATTGAATCAACAAATCTTCTCGCTTGAAGATTTTTAAAGTTAATCCTCATGAACAAAAACTCTTCGTTATTTTGAAATCCCCAAACATCTTTAGATTTTACGATCGAGTAACTCAGTAGAGACTCTTTACACTGTTGGCTAAGAATGTCATAAATACGCTGCACCTTTTTATTGTCAGTCTTACTAGGTAGTTTGATGAAGAAATAGGGAGTAAATGATGTCGTTAAACATACAGATTTACCATTCTCCATTTTACCGAAAATACTAATAAGATGTTCCTCATCTGTATCTCTCGCTTCCCATGTAAGAGCTTGAAAGACTACCATCTCTTTCTATCACTGTGATAATATATTGCTAAAATTTTAATATACTTTATTAGTAAAATATGTCTGCCGCTTTAATTGAACTCGTGTCCGTAGGTGCCCAGGATGTTTACATCACTGGTTCTCCTCAGGTGAGCTTTTTTCGCCAGAATTACAAACGTTACACAAACTTCGCTATGAAGCCTGAGCGTATGGATTACATTGGCACTTTTGGTGCCAGCAACGAGATTACCATCCCTATCCGTTCAAAAGGTGACCTCATGAGTTACATCTGGATCGAGGATACCAACATCGCCAACATCCAAACTAACTCTAACGGTCTGTTCTCCGCGGGTGCGGCTAACCCTACGGAGTTCCAACTTTGGGTTGGTGGTCAGTTAGTTTCTACACTTGACTCCCTTTTCATCCAAGGTGTATACAACCCCTTGTTACGTGACAGTGCTGCCAAGGCTTCGTATGCCGTAACCACCAATAACAAGAAGGCGAACCACGGTGGTGATCACTACATGATTCCATTCTTCTTCGGTGAAGATTACACTAAGTGCCTTCCACTTGTTGCTTTACAATATCATGATGTCGAGATACGTATTAAGTGTAGGGACGGTTACACACCCGCTGGAACTCCCAAGATTTGGGGTAACTATGTGTATTTAGACACAGATGAGCGTAAGTACTTCACTGATACTCAGCATGAGATTCTGTTCACCCAAACCCAACACCAACTTGCTACCAAGGAGGATACTGATATTGATATCAGTTATTTCAACCACCCCGTCAAGTCTCTTCACCTCGTATCCGGTAAGGCGACTGGAAATGACTGGGACAGTGAATACACATTCGATAAGTCTACCCTTTACATCAACGGTACAGCTCTATTCGAAGAAACTTCCTCATTGTATCACCACACCGTCGTCCCTGAGATGCACAGTAGTGACCTCCCAGATGACGTTCTCGAGGATCTTCCCACTTTCACCTGGCCCTTCTGCATCAACCTCAGCAAGATTCAACCCACTGGTACACTGAACTTCTCTCGTATAGATAACGCGAAGCTTACCATCACCAACCCCACTGGTGGTAACCAGCTTCATCGTGTCTATGCAGTCAACTATAACATTCTTCGTATCAAAAATGGTATGGCAGGCGTTGCATTCGGTAATTAAGTTTCGTAATATTTTTATTATTCAATTCTTCATAGATCATGAAGTGGTCTCCTCACCACTTCATGATTAATCAATTGATATTGTAGTACCACATATATACTTATTAGTAGTTACTCTAGCTCCACTATGTGCGTGTATCCACGTGGCTGGGAAGAATAGAAGTTTTCCAGCTCTTGGTTTAATACTACGTCTATTTATAAAGTTTGTACATCCTCCGTGTTCGTCGTCTATGTCATTTAAATACCAGATACATCTGAGCATTGTTTTATCAAAAGACCCGTCGTGATGCCATCTATACCATGAATTGGGTTTTACTTGAATAACACTGTATCCACTATCAGTATACTTTTCAGCACCTCTAAAAAAATGACGATATAAGAAATCTGGATCTTCTCCAACCATTTCAATTTTCTTTTTAAGCTCCCTCTCGTATACTCTGAGACCTTCGGTAATGGATTTGGATAGTATTTCATCAATGTCTGCCCACTCGGTTTTGTTAGTTATAAATATACTCATACTATCCCTCCTTTTAAGGTCAATGATAGTAGTTTTATTTATGGGATCCGATATAAAATCTTGGGTTTTACGTGGATCACTTTCAAACCTTTCAATAATATCTTTACATATTTCTCGTGGAATTGCATCATCAATCTCCAATATAAAATGATCATCCATTTATTTAAATTAAAATATAAACTTTAACTATATATCTACGATCATAAATACGGGTAATAAAATTGGTCAGAGTATCGCGTTTGCGCGCCTTTTGGTTTCTTCACTTGTTGGTTGTTCCTTTTGTTCGATAGGTGTTGGTATATTCAATTCGAAACCAGATGAAAAAAATAAAAATCCAAAACAAGGTGGTATTATTTTTATGGTTATAGGTGGACTTGCTATAGTGGCGTCTTATATAATATATTTAATTACTAAAACGTTTAAAGGTGCTGGTACCGCATTTACAGCTCTCACTGCGTACGATATTTTAAAAAATTAATTTGAGATAAATAAAATCTCAATTGATACTAAATGATAGTTATTAGTATTGTTATACTAATAATAATCATAATATTTTACTTTCTATTCAAGAAACCTGTATACGTTCCATTGAAAATTATTAAAGATAGGTACAGTCACACTGAAATGCATGACGGAATGTTAAGAGATCCACACAGAATGGATACATATAAGTCTGTTCTTACCAATAATCCGTCATTAATCAAAGGTAAACGTGTACTAGATGTTGGTTGTGGTACAGGTGTTTTTGGTGCTTTCGCTAAAAAAGGTGGGGCATCAAAGGTTGTTGGTGTAGATATAAATAACGTACCAAAATACCCAGGAACTGATGATGTAGAATTCATATTAGATAAACCAATTCAAGAGGCGACTTTACCCAAAGAAAAGTTTGATGTTGTTGTATCGGAATGGATGGGAATGTTTCTTTACGAAGAACTCTTGGTCGATATGTTTCTATACGCGAGAGATCATCATTTAAAACCGGGTGGTGCTTTATTACCTGATATGGGAACTATTTATGTATCAGGATTCAAAGGCGATAAGTATGGAAAACCTGGTTGTTATGTCATAGATTATGTTGAACCTAGTGATATCATAACACCTGATTATCCTATGCACCATGTAGATTTTACAACTGTATCACTCAAAGAAACTTTTAACGTCAATTCTGATATTGAACTGAAAGGTGATGAATTGATTGATGGAATTATAATATGGTTTGATGTAGCATTCACAGAAAGGTTTTGTAAAGAATCTCCTGCTATATTAAACACAAAGAGACCTACACATTGGTTTCACGCAGTGGTACGTTTTGAATACCCAAAAAAACCATCTGATATAAAAAATGTAAAACTTAAACGTGGTAAACAATCGTATACAGTATGGGTAAATGATATCAACTTTCCCGATCATGGAATGAATATAGACTGGCATGAAAGAACTAAACAATTATAAATTATTTACCCATCAATCTATCAAGTCTCAGTTTTTCCTTATTCATGAAAATTGTGAGTTGCATAACTTCACCTTCCAAAGTCACTAGTCCATGTGATGTATTAGAATATTTAGAAATTTGTTCAACTCTAACAAAATCAACAGTGGTCATTTTTGTAGGTGGGGCCTTGCTATGATGAACCGCTAGAACGGCCGCATCCTTCTTCGTCTCTTTCGGAACAATATCACCATCATAAGAAATTATAACATGCGAACCCGGATACCCTTCTACATGCATCCACCATTCTTTAGGGTCACTATTTATTGTGAGATTATCATTTTCTTTCGCGTTTTGACCAACTCGTAGAATAATACCGTCCACGGATTCATATGTCTTCATGACAATTTAACTGACAGTACCTTTATTTGGATTAACAATAAATCCAGTGACAATGTATTTATCGTCATCTGATTCGTTTTTCATTCCCGTGTGAAAATAAGTCCATGTTGCTGGGAAAATGAGTAATTTACCCTCCTCGGGTTGAATAGATTTATTAAAATAAAAATCCGTAGTTCCACCCTTTCCCTTTTCTATTTTATTCAAATACCAAATGAATGCAACTAATCTATCACTACGTGGGGAGTAATCGTTATGCCATATGTAAAAGTCACCTTTTTTTATACGCTGCATTTGATAACCTGTGTCATTTGTACTATGAAACACTTCATTTAGAAGGGAATTAAGATTATTTATATTATTCAATGTCTTTCCAAGGTATTCATTATATGATCTGAGTCCAATCTTAAGTTTATCGTATAAAACTTTATCCAGATCATCAAATCTCTTATTCTCAGTTATCCTTAAATCAACACTTCTTTTAACAGAAGGTATAGCCACACCTGCTGCAACCATACCGGGATACTTTTTTGGATCTTCTTCAAATCGTGTTATTAGGTCCTTACATACTTCAGGTGACAAACTATTAGGTATCTCATGTACAAACTCCATTAATTTATAATCACGTGTTATCTTTAATAAAAATTTTCATATATATATTACAATGCATGTTGTGTTTCAACCAAGCCCTTCGGTGACCCATAAATATAGGGTAACACTCCCAAACCAACGTTCTATTGATTTCGGATCAAAGGGTGTATCTACTTATAGCGACCATGGTAATCCTCGTCTCATGCGTGCACATCTTCTTAGAAAAGGGGCTGTAATGCCTAAGAAGGTACGGGTGGAAACGGATCCATATGAGATCCATCGTGGTATGCTTATGATTAATGAAAGTACAACAGAAGATTGGGATGACTATTTCAGAGCTGATTACTGGGAGAGATGGGTACTTTGGTCGTACCCAAATGTCCACCACGCAAAACTGTTTATGACGATGAAAAAAGGTATTCTCTTCATACCAACAAAGGAAGACTTTTGGTATTGTGATAATAATAATATATTATAATTATAATGAATTGTGCAGCTGATAGCACCGAACTAACTATAATTGAAGAGGATGCTTCGACAACTACAATTGAAAATAATACTATTGAAATTGCACCACAAGGATGTAAACCTGTGAGTGAAGATGTATGTAAATCTGGTTTCATGGCATCGGCAGAAGATGTTACATTTCCCGAAAATCCATTGGATCAATGTTGTAAATGTAAGGAAGGTGAATTATGTTCATATTGTGAAAATAAGTACGCATGCACAGAGGAAGAAAACAATTTATTTACAGCTGAAAGTGGGTGCTTCGGTGACGCTGAACCAGCTGCTGGTCCTAGCACCGACCAGGCTCCAGAAGATTTAGACAATTTTTTTATGGATTTATGGAACAATTATAAATACATTTTCATAGGTTTACTATTAATTATTGTATTAATAGTGATAGGTTTAATTGCCAGTAGATCCAAAACCATCTGAGCCCCTCCCCGTATCCTCAACAATACTAATCTCCTCAATAGGTGGCGTCTCACACTTCTCTAAAACAAGTTGTGCGATACGATCACCCTTCTTCACCTCAAAGTCTTTGTCTCCATGATTGAAGAGAACGACCTTGACTTCACCTGTGTAATCCGGGTCAATCACACCAGCACCAACTTGAATACAATGTTTGACTGCTAGACCTGAGCGTGGAGCAACACGTCCGTAACAACCTGGGGGTAAAATAATTGCTACTCCAGTGCCAACAAGCGCGTTACCCGCCTGACATGGTACAACAGTGTCAACAACACTGTACAGATCGTATCCAGCACTAGCACCAGAACCACGAATTGGAATAATAGCATCGTAAGTGAGTCTCTTAA